AACAAATAAAGTCTTTAACGAGACATATACTATCTTTAAGAGTCTACCTGTTGAAGATATTGCATCTGTAATGGGTATTAAGGGATATGAAAAGTATGCTCGCGAAAGTAAATCTTTTGATACTGTCAAGAGAATGCCTATTCATGTTAAGGCAGCTTACTATCATAATCTTCTCGTAGAAAAGTTCGGCATTGAAAGAAAATATGAGAAGATATCATCTGGGGATAAGATTAGATACTTTTATGTAAGTAAACCTAACAAATACGGAATTACAACAATAGGCTACAAATATTATTACCCGAAGGAATTTGCAGAAATATTTCAACCTGATTACGAGCTCATGTTTGAAAAGATGATCTTCTCGGTTATCGAGAGATTCTATGAAGCTGTTGACTGGAATATTAAAAACCCAGGCAACCAAGCACAGACAGATCTTTTTGAACTATTAGGCATGGATTAGTTGATTTTAATTACAAATTATAATAATATATTGTTCTATATGAGTGATACATCAAACCTTATTACATTTATTGATCACATCGGTCGCACCACAATTGGTGAGCTCGTTAGTGATTCAGACAACGGCGCTTCCTTCCTCGTAAAGAATCCCGCTATTATTCACGTCCAGCCTACCCCTCAGGGTCAGCTTAACGTTCAGACTATCCCTCTCTACTTCCGTGAGTTTGTAGGTGAGAAGAATAAGACTGAAGGTACGACGTGGAAGTATAGCTATGCTAACGTTGTTCTCGGAACAAACGTTGAGAATGATCAGAGGCTTCTTGATCAGTACGCAAAGCTGTTCGTTGATGCTCCAGCTGTATCCGATGATCCACAAGTTGTTCGACTCTTTGACGAAGAATAATTCGTAATCTGAAAAGAAACCAGATTAACACCCGGCCGTGCGTCAGCCGGGTGTTTTTTTGTCTTGATTACATGCAGACATATATTATAATCAGGTAGTATGAGTAAAGAAATTGATAATATTTTTAAGAAACTTGATGCAATGAATAATGAAGCGTCTTTTCTAGATGAGAATGCGCTATCGAATGTTGATACCTGGTATGATACAGGTTGCTATGCGCTTAACGCGATTCTCGGTGGCAGCTGCCGTAAAGGTGGTATTCCTAAGGGTCGTATTATTGGTTTTTCCGGTGAGTCAATGACAGGTAAGACTTTTATTGTTAATAAGATTCTCGCTAATGCTCAGAAACAAGGTGTCTACCCTGTAATTTTTGATACAGAGTTTGCAGTTGATGAATCATCAACTAAGGGTGTAGGTTTAGATGCCAGTAAGACAAAGTATGTCCCGGTCTATACAGTTGACCAATGTCGTAATCAAATTTCAGCTTTCCTCGATAGCGTTATCGAGAGCGGTCAGCAAGGTAAGTTTATTATCAGTATTGACAGTCTGGGTAATCTTTCTTCACAGAAAGAAATTGATGATATTGCTAAGGATAAGTCAGCAGCTGATATGGGTCTGAGAGCTAAATCCCTCAAGTCCATGCTTAGAACACTTACTTATAAGGCTGGTAAGGCAGGTGTCACGATTCTCTTCACTAATCATACATACTCAGATCCCGGTGCTATGTTCCCGTCTCTTGTTAAGACGCAATCAGGTGGATCAGGTCCTGTTTATATGGCAAGTATTCTTGTTCAGCTAGCAAAGCGTAACGAGAAGGAAGGAGAGGGTGATTCTGGTGCTGTTGATACTTCAAAGCTTGCTGAAGCTAACAAGTACTCTGGTACAACAATTCGTGCACTAACTGTAAAGAATCGTTTTGTACCACCGTTCCTTGAAGCAGAAATGTATCTCTCTTTTAAGTCAGGCCTCAACAAATACAGTGGTCTCCTTCAGATGGCTACAGCCCGCGGTATCGTTGAACAAACTGGTTCTACCTATGTTGTCGGTGTGGATTGTGGTAAGTATAAGAAGGGTGATAAGCTCGGTTACGCAAAGAATTTTGTTAAGGATGTATCCTTCTTTGAAGACTTTATTATCCCTGAACTTGATAAGCGGTTAGCTGAAGATTACAAGTATAACAGCGCTGAAGTAGGTGGTGATAATCTTGAGGTACTTGAAAATGAGTAAGGTTGTAGTACCTATTTCGGGTGGAATGGACTCGACTGTCCTTCTCCACTACGCAGCATCTAAATTTGATGAAGTATATGCTATTTCTTTTGATTATGGTCAGAGACATAAAAAAGAATTAGAATACGCTAAATGGCAGATTGATGACGTAAACGAAAAGAAAAAAGGTAATGTAAGATTTAATACTATAGTAGAATTACCTTTCTTTAAGCAGATCGGTAATTCATCATTATTAGACAGTAATATCGATGTAGCTAAGACGAAAGATGTTTGCGGTGAGGCACAAACCGTCAACTACGTACCATTTCGCAATCTAATGCTTCTCAGTATCGCTTGTTCTTTTGCTGAGAGTCTTGGAGCTGATACAGTCTATCATGGAGCTGCGCAAATTGATAGTGTAGCAGGTTTCTGGGATGGATCTCCGGAGTTTCTAGAAACAATTAATAAGGTTACAGCTCTTAATAGAAAGAACAGAGTAAAAATTGAAGCACCTTTAATTGATAAGTCAAAGAATGAAATTATCGAGCTCGGCCTAGAGCTCGGTGTCAACTTCTCTCATACATGGACATGCTATGAAGGTCTTGAAGAAGCGTGTGGAGAATGTACAAGTTGCTCAGCGCGCTTGAAGGGTTTTATTGATGCAGGTATTGAAGACCCGGTTAAATATTCCAGGAATATACCCTGGGATCATTTACTCGGTAGAGTTTAATTAGTCCTGAGTATCCCAGAAAGATGTACTGCGCATTGGACGCTCTCCTTCACCAGTTACATTTGTAATAAGATCCTCATCTGACATAAGTGATGTATTACTACCGCTTGCTTCAAAAGCTTCAAAATTATCACCAAGATATACAGCTTCTGCTCCTTCTGCTCCTTTTTTCTTTAAAATCTGTTTATCAATAAGATCTTTAAGAACAGTTTTTACTTTTGCTTCTTCTTTGCCTTCTGGTATTCCGAGTCCGCCGCTATTACGGATCTCTTGAACAACCTCATCAATAACATACTTTATTAACTTACCGCCGTGTGGTACGGCATCAGCGAGTAACTGCTCAATTCTTACTGTGAGTCTATCACCTGCAGCGGGTTCAGCAGCAGGTTTAGCTGTTTGTGAATCACCCTCTGTAGAGCTGAGAATACCTGGCTTTTTATCTTCTGCAGTCTCTAATCCATCTTCAACTGCTTGCTCAGCATCTGATGCTAAGACCTGACCTTCTTTTGCTACACCTAGTAAATCATTTAAAATAATACGCGCTGTAAAACCGGCATTGGTATTATCTATACCATATTCAGCATTTAATATACCAGCAACATCGCGCTGTAGTGTATCAAATTCGCTCTCTATATTTCTGCCTTTATAAAGGTATTGATATTCCTTCTCACCTGTTTTTCTATTAACAACCTTATGTGGCTGCTTGGTAAAGAACTTTGTTAAAATCTTCTGACAGAGCTCATGGCCAAATTCTTCAATAGCTTTTTCACCTCTAATTGTCTCTAATCTACCGTGACCGTACTTTTTGCCTTGACCAGCTAGTTTTGGATTTGTGTAACGTGTTTTAAACTCCTCTGGAGATGGGAGATCTGCAGATATAGGGGCTTCGTTAATAACACACTTATACGCTTCAAAAATTAAATGAGAATCACGATTCATATGCTTGAAATATTTATTCTCTATAGTATAATATTAATGTAATGTGTGCCATTTTTGGTTCTTGTCAGTTTAATGAATTCTCTGATCTTTATGATGAAAATAAAGATCGCGGTAATTTTGCATTTGGAGGACTGTTTTTGAGCTTTGACTATGATGCATGTATGCATATTGAAGGTGTGGCAAATCTCCATGAAAATATGGATATAACCAATCACGATGTATGTATGAAACCGAAAGATTTTTATTATTTTCTCGGTCATACACAAGCCCCTACAAGTTCAGTAAGAGAATTTGATACGTCTACATCGCACCCATTTACATGTGGCACCTGGGTTGTTGCTCATAATGGTGTATTAACAAATGATGCAAAACTTAAGAAAAGGATAAAAGACCCGAGGTGGTACAATGAAGTTGATTCATCCGTTATACCGGCACTATTGAGTGTAGGTACAGATGAAAATCAGGATGAGGTATCAAATATTTGCAAGGTTCTTTCTGAGCTTAGAGGTACATTCGGGCTTTGGATATATAATAAGCTTTCCAATAATGTTTATTTAGCGCGCTCGGGCAGTACATTGTATGCAAATTTTTTAACCAATTCTTTTGCCTCAATGCCTAGAAGTAAATATTCTACCTTAGATGAAGGTACTTTATATCTCATGACACGAGAAGGTCTTACCTCCGTGGGCGCCTTCGATAATAACTCACCATTTTTTGTTCTATGACATTTGCAATATTTTCCTGTACGCAACAATCTGATTACAAGCAAACTTTACTTTATAAGAGTATTGCAAAAATTGAACGCGAAACAAATTTTATTTTATTAGATAAACTATTTTTTGCTACACAAAATAAACTAGGATTGAGTGAAGCTTATAATAAATTTCTTTTTGATAATCCAATCTACGATATAGCTATCTTCATACATGATGATATGTGGATTGACGACGCTGGCTTTATTATGAAGCTTAAGGAGAATCATACAAAGTATGATATTATAGGTCTCGCTGGCGGATTGAACCCTATCCTCAAAGCACCAGCACTATGGCATATTATGTGTGGTGGGTTTCAAGGAGGTAATTTAAGAGGATTTGCAGGACATTATCATCCAGATGGTACAAGTTCGATAACAAATTTTGGACCGAGCCCAGCTCGAGTAGCTGTTATTGACGGGGCATTTATATCCGTCGATGTTAAAAAGACAACGGCAGCAAACTGGAAGTTTAATTCGAATTATACGTTCCATCACTATGATATCTCAAGCTGTCTAGATGCCAATAAACTAAAACTCAAGCTCGGTGTTATTCCTATTCTCACATATCATAATTCTCCAGGATTAAGAGACTTTAATGATACAACATTTCAAAAAAATCAGGCTCTTTTTCTACAAGAGTATAGCAATTATTAATTTGGGTATTATTATAGTGTAGATGTCGAAACTAGATTTAGATTACTTTGAGACAATAATTGTCTATAAGTCTCTTACAGATGAATCATATCTTTCATCTATTATTGATTATCTAAACCCTGTATACTTTAAGAACAAAGAAATTAAAAATATATTTTTAATTATTAAAGATTTTTTTACAAACCGCGGTTGTACACCGACATTAACAGAAATAAAGTCCTATCTTACAACTGATGAACTTAAAAATGATTTTAAGAAAGTCGTCAGTACATTTACCGGTGTAGATAAGAATCTTAATGCTGACGAGCTACAGAGTAACACCGAAACTTTTTTAAAGGAGAAAGCTGTCTTCCATACAATGATGGATGTTGTGGAGGATATTAATAAGAATAAGATTAATACATCGACGGTTTTAGAGAAGTTTGAAAAGGCGTGTAATATTTCTCTTACAACAAACGTTGGTTTAGATTTATTTAGAGATGTAGATCTTCTAGTAGAAGATTTAAATTCCGATGTAAAACATATTAATACAGGATGGGATTGGTTAAATGAAAAGATAGGTGGAGGCTTTTTAGAGAACGGAAGAGCACTCTACCTTTTTACCGGAGAGACGAATGTTGGTAAGAGTATCTTTCTTGGTAATGTAGCTATTAATATTGCTAACCAAGGTAAGAGTGTTTTATTAATTACCCTTGAAATGCCTGAAATGATTTACGCACAACGTATTTCTTCTAATATTACAAAAATTCCACTCAGTAGGATTAAGACAGAGACACCTACCCTTAAGCAATCTCTTGAAGATCATGCTGCAGTAAACCCTAAAGCAAAAATATTAATTAAAGAGTTTCCACCCTCTACAATTACTGTTAATCATCTTCAAGGATATATTAAAAAGCTTTTGAACAAGGGATTCAGATTTGATGCAATTGTTGTCGATTATGTTAACCTCTTTCACATTGAAGACGGTAATAATAGTTATGAGAAAGTAAAGAAGATCACCGAACAACTACGAGCACTGACTTATACGTTTAAATGTCCTATTATTAGTGCTACTCAGCTTAACCGAAGTGGTTTCGGTATATCAGATCCCGGTATGAATACCATTTCTGAATCTGTAGGACTAGCACAAACCGCTGACGTTATTATGAGCATCTGGCAAGAAGCTACAGATAGAGAGCTAGGTGTTATTAAAATGGGTATGATGAAAAATCGTTTTGGACCAAACTTTGGAAGCTGTGTTTTACGTATTGATTATTCTACATTGACCCTTACAGAAGACGAGCATGTTAACGATACAGAAGCTTCTAATTCCACAATTAACGCTTTAGCTCAGCTTTCAATATAAAACATTGATCTTATTGATAATTTGGATAATTAGTTATTATCCACCATGGCTCACGACGCTACAGAAAATACATTATCAGAATATGAAGCAGAACATTTGTTTTTAGCTTTTTGTTCTTTTGTAACTCTTACGAATACAAAGAAGATGAACTTAGCTAATGTTTTCTTAGCATTATTACAAAACCCACCTCTAAGAAGTCTCTTTAAAACATACTGCGATATAGAAACAGACTTTGCAGTAGTTCAGGCATTTTTAAAATTTGATCCTGGTCTCTATAAATCAAAGTATGTTATGAAATATTTAAATTCAAAAGGACCAGGCTTGATAGATAGTAAGAAGTAATATAGACTG